TGTCCAGTCTGGTGAGTCTATACTAAAGCGTAATATTAATACATTCTGTTTGGCTTCTGATAATTTATAGAAAGCCGATGCTATATCTGAACGCAATGATAACCAATTGTTACCATCTGATGCAATACCAGTACCAAACTTAGCGTTCAGGTCTTGGATACTTGTAGGGATTTCATAAGTCTCACCCATGATAGATGGCAAGAAGGCTTCGACTACTGACGTATCGTAGTAATATAAATCTGATGTGTCATAGCCAATCTTTTTAGCCTTATCTCGTTCACAAAACTTAAGCGCTGCATTACGCAGCGACTTAGCAATTAACTTGTCGCGGTCTTTTTGTTCTAATGCTGACCATTCTTTGTACTTATTGGGATGACCGACAAACCATACCCACAACTCTTGACCTATATCATCACGTTCTAACATAGTATAACGCTTTGCATATTCAGATGAGAGTTGTTGTACTAACTCGTTGTACTCTTCAATGTAATTCATTAGGGGATAATGACCTCGCCGTTTACAATTGGAACAGCAAACGGTGTAACCTTGCGGTTGTGTTCTACTAGGATGCCGATGCCATGCTGCCAGTTAGCAGCACCTGATGTGAGATAAGATGCCTGTTTAATGTCCATCATGTGACCGACCTCTAACCCGTATAAAGTACTGGTTTTTCCGTAAAATCCTGTGGTCTCATGTTGTAATCCTATGCGGTGTGTGTGTCCACACACTACTGATTTGCCTAGACGCTTGGCTAAGTTTAATGCGGTAGCCCCAGGTGCACGATTAAGTGCGCCTTCATCACCGTGTGCCATTACCCAACCAGGTAGTAGTTCATGCATCTTGTGTAAGTAATTAATCTTTAACTTACTGTAACCTAATAGTTCCTCAATCTCTAATGATTTGAGTGACATAAAGGCTGGTGCATACTTGCGCATGTATGTATCAATGCGGTCAGTATGATTACTGCGTTGAATGTAAAATGGCTTGTTACCCAAAGCACTGCGGTAACGAGCCATGATGTCGTGCGTTAAATCTATACTGTCTTGTAAGGTCTCAGCATATTCGCCTGCCATACCTTTGTTCCAACGCGAGGGTTCGGGTGCATCTAGTTCATCTCCTACGCACCAGAGTTCATCTGGTTTGTAGTCAGCAATGAACTCAAGCGTAGCCTCTACGGTTTTGTTATGTTGATAGGGTATCTGAAGGTCACTGAGGACCACTACCCGCTTCGTCTTGTTTACCATTAGGTATACCTTCCCATTGTCCACGCTGGACTAGTAACCCAATTATGGCATAGTTTGCAAGGTCAATCAGTGTATCTTCGATACTCTCGTAGTTGGGCGTGTCGCCTGTATCTACTAGATTGTTAAGCCTTGCAAGTTTGTCGTACATACGCACACGTAATCCATTCATTGCACCACCTGGTGCGCCTGAGATGTTGAGTGGACCATAGTCAGCATGCTTGCGTACTAATACTGAATACAGTTCGTCCATAATTTCTGATGCATTCTTAGGACTTTTCATCTAAGATTTCCTTAATGCTGGTATCAAAGTCACGCATTGCTTCTTTGATTGAGAACTCTTCCCATACTTTTTCTGCCTTGCCATACTTGCTGGCTACTAAGATAGCAGCCAATGCAGTAACACACATCTTGGCTTCGTCTAACTCGCCCTCACATATAGTTTCATATACATCGCGCAGTGCGCTAATGATGTCAAGCATTCTATCTTCTGCTACTGGTATGCCTATGGCAAAATCCATATGCTCTATATGTTCCCAGAAACTATCATCCAGGGGTAACGCACTCTCTGATTCGCTCATCCAGCCACTCGCTTCCTTGTTTAATCATCATGCTATTAACGTCTTCGCCATCTGGCATACTGATGATATTGACATTGCCTAACTCTCTACTGATTTTCTTACCGAACTCTAGCCCTGCTGCATCACCATCTGCTAATACAACAACAACATCAAAGTCATCAAGTATCTTAGCATAGTGTGGCTTCCAGTTGTTAGCCCCTGGTATACCCACTGTTGGGTGATTAGTTTTAACTGTCATCATGATGCAATCAAACTCACCTTCGGTGACGCATATGTACTTGTCTGCAACAAAGCATGCCTGTGTGTTAAACATTGTTGTCTTGGCACCTACTAAACCCATGTACTTGGGGTCTTCGCCATTCATACCACGGAATCTAATATCAACCACGCCTGATGGCGTGATGTATGGGATAGCAAGTCTTCCTTTGTAAGGCTCATGACCTGGAAGCGGTTCGTCTACCACCCCCAGATGAAAGATGTTTGCCTCTTCTACCGAGAGATGACGGTTTGCTAGATAGTCTGTTGCTATTTCTATCTTTGCCGCGTATCTCTGTGTTGCCTGTAGTAAGAACTGACGTTGCGAACTTGACAGCCTCACGGTAATCACCACCTTCTTTGTACATGATAAGAGAAAAGGTATCGCCTTTCACTCCACATCCGTGGCATATGAAAGCGTTCTTGTCAAAGTTAACTGCTGCACTTGCATGTGAATCAGAATGGAACGGACATTTCATCTTGCGCCAACCGCTGCCCATAGCAGGCACGGTGGCGCCTATGTAATGGAGATACTCTTCAATCTTTGGTTTGTCCAAGTGCTCTCCTTAATAAATCTACATACACATAGCCAGGCATGGTGCAGTACCAATCTTCAGGGCTTCCCCTACCCTTCCGTTTGTGCCACACCACGCCTGTCCATGCTTTGTCGTTAGCCATCTCGACTATCAACTCTTCTGTCCAACCTGCCAAGTCCATCTTGGCATGGTTCTTAATCTCTATAGTAACACCAGGTATACCACTGATGTCACCTTTATCTAGGGTTGCACCAGCCAAGCGTCTGTCTACATAAGGAAACCATTGCTTGAGATACTTAACTACATCTCGCTCTGCTCCTGAGCCTTTCGCTTTGGCTGCGCTACTCATTCGTTGGGTTCGTCTCTAACTTCTGTTAGTTCCCAACGTCCTGTTTCTGCTTTCTTTGCACGTTCTTCTGCTATTGCTAACGAAGAAGCACGAATAACTTTTACTTTGTATTGCGAGTATGTCACTCTGTATTTAGGCATTAGTCAATTCCTCTACTGTTTCCCATACGAAGCCATCTTGATGGCGTGTAATTTGTCCAAGAATATCAAACCATTGTTGGTCTACTTCTGCAGTAATAATATATGTTGTCATACTTTCATCTCCACTTGTCTATAGTCTCTGACTACATCCTCTAAATACATAGAGGCTGGGTCAAATGATAAAGATACGTATGTGTTACCAGTAAAGTCTGCTTTACCGTAACGATTTTTAACAGGGGCTACGCATAGGTATGCGTCTGGCCCTTGCATCATCTGTCCTACTGTCAACACCATAGCAGGTACCTGACTTACCATGCCCTGCAACGCTGAGCGTGGCTGGCATGGAAAACCTTGAGCACCTTCTTTAGTATGATGTAACACCAGTACACATGCGTTGGTATCTCTTGCAAGATACTTGAGTTCTTTCATTACCTGTCGCATAGCAGCAAACTCTTCTCCGCCATCCGTTGCTATGTCCATAAGGTTATCTACTACGATAAGCGTAGGACTTCTGCCCCACATAGTTTCAAATGCAGATACCTCTGCATCCAAATCATTAAGAGTAGGGCTAGGTTCAAAGGACCAATACAAATTAGAGAACTCTCGCAAGAGTTCTTCTGCTTTCTTAGGCTGTGTTTTTAGCATGTGTTCTGCATGTGCTTGGCTTATCTTTGCCTTCATAGCAAGCAATCGCATTGCCATAGTGTGTGCATTAGTATCAGCAGAGAAGTATAATGTTGGTTGTTTTAGTCTTGCTGCGATATGTAATGCAATAGATGACTTACCTGCGCCTGGTGTACCAGCAATTACTGATACTTCAGCACGGCGAAAGATAATACCTTCACGTTGAAACGCCTGAAATGGTGGGGCTAACGGCTCCCCACCTACCTCAGGCTTGCCAATACTACGGCGTAATGTTTTCATTTATGCCTTTGTTTGGTCGGCTTGGAAACTATTCCACTCTGCTTGATTCTGTTTGATGTATTGAGTAGTACATTTAGTCGTGTCACCCTGCTTAGCAGGGCAGAAGTAACCCTTGTATGGGCCAAACTTACCTGTTAGTCCATGGATGCGTGTCATTGTACCGTGAGGACAATTACGTGAGCCTGCACCCATTGATGGTGCAACGAATGCTGGTGCTGCATCGAATGAATCTTGTGGTTGTACTACACCACCAAATGCTGTAGCAATTGCTGCTACCTGTGGATTGGGTGGTACTGCTGCATTAACTGCAAGCACATTGCGGATGGCTGCTTCTAGTTCTTGTGTTGCTGCTGCAAGAGAAGCAATAGACAACGCAACACGTTGGTCTAGTTCTTCTGCTGTGTCAGCACGTAATGTAACAAGAGAACCTGCTACTGATTTAACTGTGATACTGATTGGTGATTCGGTGCTTGCCATTTATTCTCCTTGAATAGATGTTACTAGGGATTTCTTTGTGTCTCGGAAGGCACGGACTTTCATTGCTAACTCTATACCTTTCCAACCTTGCTTGATGTCAACGAAATGCAGTTCACATTTACCACTACCTGCTGGTAGATGGACAATGATTCCCTTATCTTGGTTGACACCACCCCAACTACTACGGACTGCCGTAGCAGGGTTATACGGCAGGCCGTGAGCATACACGGCTAACTGCATAGCAATTTTATTTGGGTAGGAAATACTACCAGTCTTTAAGTCAGAGATAAACAACTCGCCCTTGTACTCAACTACACGGTCAGGTGTACCTGCAATCTTGTACTTATCTAAAACGCAGAACTGTTCAATGAATACATTGTTGAAGTGTTTAGTTGCATCAGCGTATGCTTGTATGTCAGCAACATAATCTTCTGGTATCACGCCAAGGTCTTCACCTCTGTCGTGCTTCTCTGTTAGTGTATGAATGGCTGTGCCTATAGTAGCCTGTGCTGTTGCACCTGCTGCTGTCATTGCATCTTCAACTAACTTGTCCATCTCTAACTTGTTGTCTCTCGCTGCACTTGCAGCCAACAGTAAGTCAGGACGCAGTGTTAATCCTGCTGCAGCCATGCGTAATTTCCATGCTACTAGTGCAGTGCCATCATCTAATGAACCTGCAACTGTAGTGGTGCGTGTATATGGTACTGGCTTGCCACCTTTAGGTGGTACAACCATAGGTCTACCATATCTATCTCGTGCTACTTCTACTTCTGACATAACTCTCCCTTGTTAATAGGTCAGGAGGGTGGGAACAAGGAGAGAACCGAAACCCCACCACTCCTAACCCACTTATCATAGCATAGGTCCAAACTATGCATTGACATCATTGCCGCAATGCGGACAAAGTTTTTCTCGTTTCTTATACACTTCATGCATGATGTTATCTTTATAATCTTGATGCACATATATCTTGCATCTGTTGCGTGCTTTAATTGCACGCACTATAGCACCTGACTGATGTAACACTGATAGCACACCACTAGTCGTGCCGTGATGCCAACCTGTTACTACTGCTAACTCTTTCCAAGTAGCACCATTAACACCTTGACTTTTTAAATACTTCAACGCTAACACCTGGTGGTTTTCTTCCCGACCTGATGTAATGTTATCTATAGCACGAGCCTTAGATGTATCAGTTCCTGACCATCCAGCCGTACCTTTATATGGTTTATAAGGTACGTACTCTGCCATTAGTTGTCTTCTTCTATGTCGTTGACTTCAATCTGGTCAACTTCAATGTCTCCATTGTAGTAATCAACATTAACATTGTCAGTAAAGTCAGACTCAACTTCATCTTCATCTTCTACTTCAACGCTGAATGTTCCTGTGATTGTGTAGGTAGCACGGTATTTGCTTGTGAGTTTGTGTGAACCGATGCGTTCAAGTAACTCATTGACGTCAGACTTACTGACTGTTTGCTCACCGTCTTCCCATTCAACTTCACTAAAGAAGTCACGGACGTTCTCTTTAATACTACGGATAGTTTGGTATTGCTTATTGAGTAATTCGTTGAGTTCATCTATACCCTTTGCTTTCTCAATGAAGCGTAATACTTCGCCCTCAGTATAGGTTACATTAGGTGTACCCTCAACTGTTGACATGATTGTGATTGTGTTCATGTGTTCCTCTCGTTGTTTGATGTCCCGTGTGCGCCACTGGCGGGACCACCCAGTGAAAGGCAGCAACTGTATAGGAAATGAACGGAAACCATACAGTTCTGATGCGCTTTACCCTCGATAGGTAAACCTATACTAGCAGAGATAAAGCCCTAGTCTTTATCTTGTCATTGCGTCCACTCAAGGTGGCGGCGGCAAGGCGGCTCGCGCCACCTGTCGCATAATGGTCAGCATGTTCTACTACTGCATGCCATGCACCAAAGGCTGTGCCTCTGATGTTCTCTTGTGTTTCTGATTCGCTATAGATGGACCATGCTTTAGCACGGGAATCTTTAGCAATAGTCTGTTG